AACCGACCCATTAACATGCAACCGCTAATGTTTACCGTTCACTCTCGCAGGCCAGCCTGCCCTTCGCTTCGGCCTAAGATTTAGAAAGGAAGGGAACAGCAACACTACGGGACAACCCAAAAAGATTTACGAATAGTCCCACGCCACCGTCGGGCACGGTTTAAGACAAGGAAAAAGAACCCGCACAGAATAAAAAGAACACCCAACTTCTTTTAGAAGGACACCCGCCACCCTCTGTCTCAGATTTTTAAACTATGGTATCTCTATCACTTTAACGGAAGGATTTAAAACATCTTCTTTAGGGCTGTCCGCACGGGCACGGGATGGCTTGACAACAAGAATGCGAAAATCAGAGGGCTGTATATCCGGGAGTTTAATATCTTCCTTGGGCTTTTCCTCATCCTTGGGCTTGGGCTTTTCCTCAGGAACCTCAACTATTAAATCCTCATAGTCAATATAGTCAATAGAATACACCACTGGGCTATGGCTGGACTTTTCCTGGGCTTGGGCTTGGGCTTGGGAAGGAACAGAAGGAGAGAAAAGCCGAAAGAAAAAAGAAAACATCAAAAAGAAAGTCAAAAAAAGAAAACCAGCAACAAGCACATAATAACGAGTAAATGCATTATTGGGCTTTTCTCCCTCATCCTCAGAGGGCTTATAAACCATATCGGAGTAAAGATGAAACAAAACAGGATCATGAGAAATATGAAACCTACGAAGAACCACATCACGGTCAAAAGGATGGAGAACCCTATAACGAAAAGCACGAAAAGAGAAAGGATTAACAGACTTGGGAACAGCCTCAATTAGAAACTCAGCCAACTCAAAAACCTTCTGCGGAAGGGACTTAGGACTTTGGGTTATGAGGAGAATATCAACAGAAAGGTGACGGTGATATTGCAAAAAGAATAAAACCCTTGCATCATCACCATAAAGCTTAAAAAAAACCTGAGCCTCATCCATCACCATTATTATCCTTTTTCCCTGAATATAAACCAAATTAGCTTTCCAAAAATCCACATCCATGTATTTTTTCCAGCCATCCCAACCCTCTATGTATATGTAATTCTCCATGCTATCAAGATTTAGCTTTAGATTGGTTATAAGCAAAACATTCTCCTTAACCCTAAAAAATATATCTCCTTCCTGTAAAGCCCTCTTCCTTATCCAATGAACCGAGTAGTAAGTTTTACCGCTACCCGGAACTCCATAAACAACCGAGATCATCTCAATATTATCCTCATAAGCACATCAACAGTAAGACGGATAGTCAAAGCACTAATAAACGCCACAAAAGCCTCACCAAGACGAAGATTGCTTGCAAACCAAACCGCAAGACTACCAAAGCTTGCAAAAGAAAAAGAAAGCCCACCCGAGGGAGTATTAACACCCTGAAAAGCAGAAGAAAGAAGAGAGAGAATAAACTCAGTAATCTCTACCCAAACATTCCATAAGATAATGGGCAATATAAAAACAAAAAGTCCATAAAGGACTATCTTTACCGCACCATGAAAATTAGTGAAAAAGTTAAGAAGGATTGAAAGCAAAGCACCCATCACTCACTCCTCCCAGCCCAAAATAAGCCTGTAAGAAATGCAACAAAAACAATAAGAGAACCCATAAGATTGAGCACCCACTGGAACTGGCAAAAATCAAACCGAAAAGGAGAAGAACCTATAACACATGAACCACCACCGCCAGCATCCAGAGAAACACCCTGCAAAACCCTAAGCAAAGGATGAGACTGGACTATTGAATTTACCAAATCCACAGGAAAGGGACGCCTATCAACAGAAGGAAGGGAAGTATCAAAGCCGGGAACTGAAGGAAGATCCTCATCCCTCGGTCTATCCTGATCCCTTGGTATATCATCAGTAGAACCAGCAGAAGGACGTGCACCTTCTGAACTTTCAGCATCAGCATCTATTGCCTCCTCCTGTGGAATAGCCCAGCCAATGCGAGGAAGAGAAAGACCCAAAATATCACTTGAAACATTTGGAATAGAAGTATCATTAGCTATCCTGTTATACTCATCACGCAAATAACGAAGAGTAGGATCACTCTCTATTACGTCAGGACGAATAAAATCACCTACATTAGGAAAAAGCCGAACCGGGACATCTCTCCTTTCATTTTCCCAATCATTATCCAAAGGAGCATTACATTCCCTCAAAGGTAAAAGCCATCTCACTTGGACACTACAAGTTACAGGATTGCTATCCCGGGAACGCAAAGTTAAAGAAACCTCAGCAGGTAAATAAGCCCAAAATGAAAGCCCAGAACCCGACCGCTTATAAACATAGTAAAGAGAAAAACGGGCAGCATTTGGATCAGAACCACGAACTGAATAACCACTACATGAATAATCATAAGTCCAAAAATCAGAACTACGAGAATGATCAGCATAAGAAACAAAAACCCTTGAGGAGTAGGACTGAATAACAGCATAAGCACCTGTGGAACTATGAAGAGTATAACAATATTGCATAGCTTCCATACGCCTAAGAACCTCAGGAAGGACAGTAGATAACCCAACAGTAAGGATTATCCACTTCCCATTCCTATTAACGAATATTTTCACTTGGTTTGTAGTCCGAGTTATTAAACCACGATCTAACCACCTTTTAACAGTCCCAAGACTAATGCTTGCATGCCTTGAAGACATAAACCACCGCCCAGCTATCCAAACCGACGCCCAGCTTTCCAATGTGGAGAGAAAAAGAAAACCAGCAAAAACCAAAGACAAAACCCTAATCATTCCAAAACCACCTTAGCCAAAGCAAAAACAAGAAAAAGAACAAACAAGCTAAAAACCAAAAGCACAATAAAGTAAGCATCCGATTTACTGATTAACAACGGAGAACATTCAGAAAAACACTGAGAAGCAGAAGAATATAACTGATCCCGCCAATCACAATAGAACTTAGTCTCTATCATGCCCGGAAGAGAAGAATGAATAACAGCCTCGCAATAACGCATGCCTCAACTCCGATTTATCAACTGAATGGTTAGCAACGCAGGAAGAACAATGATAAACACACCCAACAAATAACGCATTAACTCATTCAAAAACTCTTCCATGCTTTCCTCTCAACTCCAAACGGAACATTAGGAACCCAGCCACAAGGACTGGGCTTGGGCACCCCTAAAGGGCACCCTACACGGCTTGGGCTATGCTTAGGAACGATTGATTAGACGGATAACCTTACGCACAGCCCACACCGTGGCAAGACCGGCAAGGACTATCCCTACACCCTGAAGGTATAGAGACATGTCGAGAGAAGGGAAGTTAGGCATGGCTACTCACCTCCTTTATGGGATTTTTTTGTTTGCTTTATCATCCGGAGAGGGAATTACGGGAACTCCCGGAAAAGGAAAATCCTCTCCAAGGGCAAAAGAAGAAACAGACTGATCACCTAAGGAAATGGTAAGCCCAGAAAGAGGAACATCAATAACCGCACCGGGAGTAAGAGGAAAGGGAGAAGAAACAACCAGATATAACGGGAACTCAGGACGCTGATTAGTCAAACGCCCATATAGTTGATAGATATATCCAGACTTGCCATTCTTTTCCCAACGCCTACCCTTCTCAATAAAAAGAATTTGAAGCTTGATAGGAGAACCAAAGCCTTCCATCACACACCCTCCTTGCATTGCCTAAAATCACCAAGGGAGAAACAAAGGCCGGGATAACCACCAAAGATCTCCTCAACCAAATCCTCCAACCTATCAAGGAACTTCCTAAGACAGGAACCGAAAACATTCTCCTGACAGAGAAGATATTCATCAATAACCAAATCAACGCCAGCAAGAAAATCCCCAGCCTCTTTAAACTTATCATGTTGCAGGGCATACCAGACCACATAATGGATTTTGGTAAGGGCACTGCCAAGATAGAACACAACAGCATCAGGGTCAAGACCGCCCTGCAAATCATAAGACACCTTGGCAAGCAAAGAAGCAAAAGAACCACGGAGAAGGGTTAGCTTGTCTAAAACCCTCTCCCTTAATAAAGCCCTTTCCTCCATCATGGCTAAACCCTCCTATAAGTTTTCACACTGAAAAATATAACACAAAAAAATTTTTTTGTCAATACCCCCGGAAGGGCTGGGAGAGGGCAAAAAAGCAGGAAAGGGCACCCTCCGAGGGCAAAGTTAATTATAAGACACCACACGCAAATAGGAAAGATATGCATCAGACCTCTCTATACTCCCACAATCAATAAAGCCACTCCAAAACATCCCGGGAGTAATGTTAAAAGGTCTATAAAAGGTTTTCCAAACATAAAACGAAGAAGTGAAGCCAACAAATTCACAATCCTGAGGAACCCGAACATCCCTCAAAGGAAGCGAACGAGCAAGCTTCAAAAGGGACTTAGACATACCAAAAATGCGAACCCTGAAATACCAAGCAAAAAGAGTAGCAAGCTTAACCCTTACCCTATTCCCGGGCAACCTGTGAAAAGCCCAATACTTAGAATGCTGCTTTACCAAATACTTTAGCAGGTAGTCTTTAACATTCTGAGAACCACCAATGAATTTTACATCCACACCCTGAAATTCACTTAGCTGCTTTCCCTCATTATCTACCCACCACTCAAATATTTTCTCCACCTCAATGAAAGGGAAACTGCAAATTATGTGAATATGTGGATAGCTGTCTTGGTGATACTCCATTACCCAAAAGTAATGGAACTGAGTAAATTTCTTTACTCTTTTGAGATAGACCCTGAACCTTTGCAAAAAATCACGCACCCATGAACCAATATTAGCATAAGCATCCTGTAGGGATATATGCCGAGAAAGAGTAAGAGTTAGTAAAACCCAGCGAGCATTGGGCAAGGGAATAAACTTTAGCCAATAGTAATAATTCTTCCGGAACGCCCTAAGCTTTGGTAAAGACACAGAGATTTTTTTGCCATCCTTAAAGCGATATACCTTTAAAGTTTTACCCTTGGCATATTTCTCATACCATATAGGATACAACTTGGCAAGGGAAAGGGCATTATGGGAATTACGAACCTGACGCCCACCAGAGAAGTCAGAAAGGGCTTTTAACTGTGAAGCATCCACCTCATCCAAACTATACTCAATAACACCCTCTCCCATAACCACCATCTTAAACCAACCAGCCCAAAAAGTCAATAGAAAAGTTTCACAAAAAAACAAGCACCCGGGAAAAAGTTTCGCAAACAGTCTATATATATACAAGCCCAC